TGCCATCAGCACCAGGTCAGAAATTTGCTTTGCTAATAAAACCGCCGTCTCCGTTTTATGCATCCCTCCGTTCGATGACTTCACGTTCTCGTCCTGGAGTTTCTGTAGCTCTCGGATCTGTTCTTCCAATACTGATTTGTAATTCATTAGTTACCCTCTCTTTCTCTACACATCGTTACCAACGCTCCCACCTGACACATCTTGATTTCTAGCCAGCAGATAGCCGTCGTGCAGGACTTACAGACACATGGGGCCTTGCATTGTTGCTGGCACATTGGGTATCACGCTCCCTTCTTTAGACTGGTTTAGCCTTGAATTTGTTTACGAATCAAAACTTATTTGGAAGCTTCTTTATTCTGTTTTTGTTGAAGTAATACAAAACAGATATCCCATAGGGGGTGTATGTTGATTGCGAATATTGCTTGTTTGACTTGCCATCCATTTTTATATCTCTGGGGTGAACCTTAGACAATTTGTCAATAAAATCACGATCTTTGAAATCATCTTGATAATGCTTTACGAACAAATACACTCCCATGAGAACAGCCTTGTCCATTGCTTCAAATTTCCCATACCACGCCCCGTGGATTAATCCCAGCACTCTATTAAGGCCAGCAGCACCGATTTGTTTATGAATTGTTTCAAGGGTCGCTAGTGCAACGATTTTATTTATTGCCTTACTTTGATCCAGCCCGAGTATGAACCCGTTTTCTTCGACAATTCTTTTTATTTCCATCATTGCTGGATCATTAGCTTCAAGTTGAGCGTTGGCTCTATTAACCGCCGTGGGAGTTCTGCGATTCTTCGGGTTATTTAAAGCTACATAGAGGTTCGCTTCTTTTTGATAGGTAAGGCCATAATGAATCCTGCAAGCCACCATAGGGATACCCTTTTCTTTCAAGGCTTCTGTTCTGTGTTGACCATCAACGATCCAATAATGCTTATCCCTGAAGCTTACATCAATAGGCTGAAGTTGTTCCTCGTCGAAGTTCTCAACAATTCTTTTTACCCGCAATGGATTGCACGGGCTTTGGTAAGCGGCTATCTTTAATGAATTAACAGAAAGAGTCTCCACAAGATTCATCTGGTTTTTATTAAATGATTTTGGATATGTTTTAGCGTTCATTCTCTTACCCCTCCATATTCGACTTGATATTTTTTTCAATTATGTTTAACCATTTCCGGACATTATTTAGTTGGGTTATATACTCCCTCTTTGTTTTCTTATTCATTTGCTGAATAAGAATCTTTGAGAATGACAATGGGTTAACTTCTTTCAGGAAACCGTTTACAACACTCTGGAAGTACGGTATATTGAAGATAGTTTCTGACTCTGGTTCAGGCTCTTTTGGGCCTGAATTTTCTTTTTGTAGAGATGCCTTAAATTCAGGCTTTGGCTGGATTGGTTTAGGTGAAATGGGTTTATCCTCTTTCGGCCGAGTACTCATATAGCCTTGACTGATACTCATTTCTCCGTCCTTGACCTTTTGTTTTACATCTTCTGTGGCTTTAGACTGAATTTTTTCGATTTTAAAAATCGTGTCATGGGAACAGCCGGCTATCTTGGCGAGTTCCTTGTCGGTGTTTACTTTGTGCTTCGCTTCGTCTTCCCGTTTATCAGAATTCTGGTAAACGGTATTTTGCTTTAAAGTAGATAATTGGTTTTCCCTCGCCTTTGCCTTAAATATTGGCTTCAACTGCAAGGCCAGAATACCCCGTTGGTATGGTGACAAGTTCCGTCTGCCAAATTGATTCAGAATGATCCACTCTTTGGCTTCATCACGACCACCGAATTGATGTTCCTTTGTTTGGTATGGCATTTTGTGTTTTGAACAAATTTCATAACGGTTATGCCCGTCGATAATGGTTCCACCCCATGTGATTAAAGGGTCAAGACAACCATCTTTAATGAGATTTTGCTCAAGCTGTTGGTATTCTTCTGGTGTCAGTGGTGGTATTAAGTTTTTGAATTCACTATCAATTTTCAGCGACACGCTTGTCCTCCCTTCGATGTTGATTAAGTCGTTCTTTAGATCACCTGCCTAGAATTGATTATTGTCTAATTAGACAATTTCAACGCACAAAAATATCGTCCATCGGCAATTTAAAATAATCTGACATCGTAAACATTTCCGATATCATCCATTCGCGTTTGCCATTTTCTCTGGACGAATAACTTGATTCGCTGATACCAAGCACCTTTGCCATGTCAGCCTGAGATATTTTTCGTTCTGCACGAAGTCCTCTAACTTTTGCGAATGGCACTTTCTTCGCTTTTTTTACCATACCCGTTCCCTCCCCCCCTGTGGATTATTTTGTCTTTTTCAACAATTTCATTGTACCTTTCGTCACTTTGTATGTCAATAACAAATTAGCGTATAAAGACAATTATTAATAGTTTTTTGTTTACATATAACAATTAGTGTGTATAATATGAGATACAAAGGAGGTATTAATTTTTATGGACGTTGTCAAAAAAATAGGTTCCATAATGAAAGATCTAAGGGCTGAAAAAAATGTAACGCTAGAAGATGTATCTGCGGCAACTGGTATTGGTTTTTCGCAATTATCGAAATATGAGCGTGGGGAATCAGAAGCCAGATTAAAATCGCTACGAAAAATAGCAGACTATTACGATGTAACTTTAGATTACATGTTTGGAAAATCTAACGAAAGAAGACCTGTTGTAACATCTGAAAGGGTTAACGAATTGTTTGGTTCTCTAAGCGAGAACAAGAAAAAAGATGCCATAAGATACCTAACGTATTTAAGCACCTCTGAAGAGGAGGAATAAACATGGCCAGTATATTTAAAGATAAAAAGGGATATTGGAACGGAATCGTATATATACCAAAATTACCAGGAGAAAAAGGCAGGCCTAGGGAAACTTTTCGTGGCGATCCAAATAAGTCTGATTCAGAAAATAAAAAAATGTTGAAAGCACTATGTAACGAGTTAGAATACAAAATCAGCAACAATTTGTACCTAAAAGAAACAAATGAAACAATAGAGCAATACCTTTTAAAGTGGCATGAAACTTATGCCGCCAATCTCGCTGAAACCACCCAGCAGCTTTATAAACTTTACATTGAGAAGCATATTGCCCCCGAAATAGGGGATATAAAAATGAAAGAAATAAAGCCAATCCAGCTCCAACAGTTTTACAACGAAAAAATCAAGTCTGGATTATCCGGAAATTCAACAGGTAAATTGCATACTTTCTTAAACCGCGCTTTCTCCGATGCAATAAAAAACAGAGTTATCCAATATAACCCCTGTGACGGAGTTGAAAAACCGAGAAGCAGGAAAAACCCTATCGGGATGTGTGAAGAGGATAACTTCTTCGCCCTACTTGAAATAACCAAAGGAACGTTCGATGAAATAGCTATACTGCTTGCTGGAGTTTGTGGCTTACGCCGTGGGGAAATATTCGGATTAAGAAGAAAAGATGTAGATTCGGATAAGAACACCATAACCATAGAAGAAACAATGACGCGTTTTAGTGGGGAGTGGCTAATAAAACCGCCTAAGAGCGAATCAGGGTTGAGAAAAATTCGCGTGCCAAAATTCGTCATAGATGCGATTGATGCTTATATAAAATCACTAAAATCTGTACCATACCGGATAATGGACGGTCATAAACCCGATTACTTTAGCAAACACTTTTCAAAGCTATTAAGTAATAATAAACTACCTCACATCAGGTTCCATGACCTACGACACTTCAACGCCACGATCATGTTAAAGTATGGAGTATCGGACAAGGTTGCATCTGAACGGTTAGGGCACAGCAGAGTGCAGGTTACAAGAGAAGTATACCAACACGTTCTGTCCGACATGGATAATCAAGCATCCAATGTTATTGAGGGAATCTTTACAAAAAAAGAGGACAAAAAAACCGGGGAATCATAACCCCGATATTTTTTTGCCCATATTTGTGTGAACTTTTATGTGAACTTTTGATTCCAAAACCCTGTGATTGGTGGAGATAGCGAGGTTCGAACTCGCGACCTCTAGAGTGCGATTCTAAGGAATTGTTTATTAAGACAACTGCTATCAAAGGGATGTGAGTTTCTACTATAATATACGGCGTAACATTTTACTGATTGTATTTTAGCTTTAATAGACAATTATTTAGATGTTACATGCATGTGTGTGTGAACTTTGACTGAACTTATTCCCCCTTTGTGTTGGCTCAAATGGCTCATTTACATAGATACTATCAATCGAGATATTCAGAAGTCTGTGTAATTTCTCGGCAATACTAACTGGTATCTCTCCGGGATTATGTTCAAAGCAAATATATTCTTCTTGACCAATGCCACAGTAAATAGAAATGTCCTTTGTTGAATATCCTCTACATTTTCTTGTGTTTTCAAGATTAAATTCAAACATGTCAATTCTACCTTCCTTTGTTGAACTTTGCAATATTTTTGTTACCTTCGACCTATTTGCAATAGGTATTTAGTGCTATAATAAAAGTACAGAATCACCTTCTCTCTTTTGGGGAACGTGGTTTTCTTTTAAGGAAGTCCTCTCTGCCAAGAGATTGTGGGACTTCCTTAATTATTTTCCCCGCGTTTATCATATCACCCCCTTAAGACAAAAATATGCGAACACCTGTTCGCTTTTCATCATAATACTGGATGAAATTTGATGCAAGCAAAATATGTCAATCTACAGAATATTATAAATCCTTTCACATGTCGAAGTTAGGGGAAACAAGGGGAAACAAAATATATAGGCACATATATTGAAAATTGGAATATCTATGTAAAAATTAATCCTATGAACAGGGTGAAAGAACTTAGATTAAAACTAAATATGTCGCAAGAAGAATTAGCGTTTAGAGTAGGAACTACTCAGTCAAATATCAGCAATATTGAAAGAGGTTTATGCCCAAAGATTGAAATTGCTACTGGTATCAAGATTGCCCGTGCATTAGGGAAACCTGCCGAATATGTATTTCCGGATTATTAACCAAAAAAAGCCACCCTCAATAAAGAGAGTGGCTTGATTTATGCCCTTATTTAATTGTCTTACTCGCCTTGATCCGCCCATAAATGGCCACCAGACCACCTATAACCGTCGCGCCCATGACCATATAGTCAGCAAGTTCGCCCTGCGTTTCTAGCCCAATACTCAACCCGAACATACCCGCGAATGAAGCTGCTACCGTAATGAGTCCACCCCATACTGTTTTCGATAGATACCACGATTTGTTTTCTTCCATGATAATTTCCCTCCTTATACTAATTGTTTTGTGCTATTTTGCGTATAGCCCCAAATTCCATCTTTACCAATGGAAACATAATTGTACTTGTCATAATGGATTATTACCCTATCAGCTAATGATTCAACCCACCCGTACCCGCCATTCAAAGGAGTAATGTTGTCACCTTTGGGTATTTCATAAACTGCCGCGGTTGCGCTTGTTACAGTGGCTTGTGTGATCTGTGAGGTGCTTTCTTGATTAAATAGGCTAATCACTTCCTTGATATAACGGTCATATGGGAAGTATTGTCCTGGGCAATCTGTGGCGTAATCGGTACTGTGTTTCCGGATAGTGTAAGTTGATGGGACAATGCCTAATTCTTTGCACTTCGCGGCGCAGAATTTAACCGATGCCTGGAACTGAACTTCACTTATTTGTTCGACTTGAAAGTTTCCAATGTGTGAAATGGCATAGGCTTCTTGATTCATCGTATAACCTGACTTATCCGGTGCTAAGCTGGGATTGTGTGCGCCAGAGTATTTTACATCCCTGCCGACGCCGACCACTCCTGAAGGTTCAACAACCGCGTTATAACCAATATCTCCCCAACCAAGTGCATCCATGTGGTAACGGCGCACAGCTTCAGTATTCTTTTCATGGCCGGCCGTATGGTGAATATTGATGAATTTGATTTTACAGGGTCTAGTTTCCATGGTTCCCTCCTTATCCTCTCGTCACTAAGAACACAATCAGCCCGCAGCAGACGGTCATTAGGCTTGAGAAAACGATTGTGGTTGCCCATGTCGGCCTACCTTTAATGGCATCGTCCAACTTCTTTTCTATGCGGTCAAACTTTGTGCGAACATCTTCCTTAATGCAAATTACTTCAGTCTTCAGGAAGCCAACTTCCTGCTTTAATAAAGCAATCTCTGTTTCCTGATCCAATCAACACACCTACTTTCAACCTCTTTTCGTTTGCTACCTATAAAAACGCTCCCGTTAGCGTGAATAATCGCGGCGGTGAGGCAGGTTTGAACTGCCGCCTCCAGGAGCCACGGACCAAGTAGCCCAGTGTGCTACGTAACACCATCACCGCATGTAAATAGCGAACCCCTAATTAAAGAGGTTCGCTTATTGGGTCTTATCCGAAGTTATTTTACATAGAAGCAGCTAAGAATTTCTCGGCTTCTAACGCCCACAAATCTGATCCGGCTTGTGTTGGGTGTACCCCATCGGCAATATCAACATAAGTGTTGATATCACCCATATTATGAATCGCCATATATGCATCAATTAAACCAAACTTTCTGGCAGATGCGGCTTTGGCAATCCGGTTGCATCTCTGATTATGAAATAAATACTCGGCATTAGTCACTGTTTGCGGATTTTGAGTTACGCAAATTATTCCCGTTGTTGGGTATTTGGTTAGTATTTGGTCACAAAAAGCAAGGTAAGCCGCCCCGTATTCAATCGTGGTATGCTCATTGTGACCGTAAGAAACGAAAATCAAATCAGGTTCATAGCTTGTTTGAGCCGCAAAGCGTGTAGCGTCTGCGCTATATGCTAGTGCAGCCCCTGAGAAAGATGCGTTTAGGAGTAGCAACGTAGGCGATCCATTCGCATGTGTAACGCCCCCAACTGTTCCCTGCCTTGAAATCACATTTCCTTCTACATCTTTAAAGGACATTTCATAGGATAAAGCTATGTCATAGTTAGGAAATGCCATACCAAAATCAGGTGAGGCAACAATCGTCCCATCTATGCCGTTTTTAATTTTGAAGGAATATATCTTGCCGTAAAATCTGTTCGTAACACCATTGGAACTACCGGAACCTACATAGATATTAAGCGTATTATTGTTGATGCTGGTCACTCCAGCAGTTGTAACCGTTGCCCCTAGTTGAGTCCAAGTAGCACCGTCAGGACTTGTGTAGAATTTTACGTTATTCCCAGCCGCCCCATTATCAAAATCTAATGTAGCTTTGATGTGTACGTCTGCCCCATTCGCCGTAGGCAATGCAACGGTTGACGATTTTGTTATGAGAGCCGTACCGTCTGCGCTCCAATAAAGCGTAGGCTTTCCTTCATTCGAGATGTAAAACTGCCATGATCTAGTCCCGGCACTTCCTAGTTTGTTGAGTAATACCTGCGTCCCATCATTATCCCAAGCAGTTGCAGCACAATGTACCTGTACTTCAAAGTCGCTTGTGATATTTAGTCTGGCATGGTGAGTAACTTCCATATAATCTGTTCCAGCCGCTTCAAATAAGGCGTAAGCGCGTCCGGCAGAACCCACTTGGATTGGTAGGTGAAAGTCTGTATACTGCTGTAAGGTATCACTCCAGAGTCGTTGATAAACTGTATAGGCGGGGTATTTCGCCGCCAACCACTGCATTGCTTTGTAAAACCATTCCGTATCATTATTCCCTGTGGAATCGCCAACAAGGGTAATGCAGGCAGGTTCTACG